CATTACCATTACCATCATATTATAATACATCGCAACCTTATATTTGCACATCCAATGTTTCGTCATTGCCGTCTATTTTAGATATAAATGCGGTTGGAAACTTATCAAATATCACACCATCTCAAGCCGTGTCATTAGGTTTAAATCCAGATAATTTATTTAATAGTCTGCAAGATAAAACGGAAATAGGGTTCGGTAATATTCAACAGGTTCTACCATCTGCTCCAAGAACACTAACCCAAGCCCAAATTTATACTATTAATGAAATAATAAAAAATAGAAATAAGACTATTTCTTTTAGAGCGAAAGCACCAACCAATTCAGATACATTTGCAATTATTCCAATAGATTATGGGTCTATGTCAACTGGTCAATTATATACAGAAACAAGTGGGCAGTTTCAATATAATAAACGTATTTATTTTGGACCAGTAGATATAGATAGGTTACGAATAAGATTATTAGACGATCGTGGTAATACAGTAGATTTACACGGTTCAGATTGGTGTGTTACATTAATATCGGATAATTTATATCAGTATTAATAATATTGATAACGAGTGCAATATATTTTTGGATTTTTAATGTATAATATTATATAATAAATGAAACTATATATATTTGGAGATTATATTGGTTTATATGCTCCTATAATTTTATTTATATTAACCATTTTTTTATTAAGAAATATGCCAACCTATTTACAATTTTATATTATTGGAAATATTTTAAATAACATATTAAATATTATATTAAAACTAATAATAAAAGAACCTAGACCAAATGATGAACAAAAAGCAATTGAAATTGGGGTTGTTAATGGGTCTCGTATTGGATTTGATAAATTTGGGATGCCATCAGGACACGCTCAAAACTGTGGATATAACTTGGCATTTATTAATTTAATATTAAATGATATATTCATAACAACGTTATATATTTTAATTTCTATTGTATCTTTACTTCAAAGATATTTATATAAAAATCATAGTATGTTGCAATTATTAGTAGGGTTATTTATTGGTATCGGGTTTGGTTATTTAACATATTTACTTGGGAACAAATATATTATGGGAAATATAAAAATGAAAAAGGATGAAAATGCTCCTGTATAACTTATTTATTTTTAGTTTTATTTAACTTTTTTATTTTTTTTAATGTATTTTTTTGTTTTGTATTTATTTTATTACTTTTTTTAGATATATTTTGTACTAGTTGTTTTGGTTTTGTTAAATTTGGAAACTGACTTGGAATAAAATATTTATTATTTACTTTTTTACCAGTGTCTAATATTGTTGGACAAATTTTCATATTTATGGTCATTGGCCCTGTAGGTCTATTCAATTTTTGAATAATGGTTTCACTAAAACCAGCGTTAGAAATACTTTTACGTCTAGTGAGTTGTTTTTGTAAAGGTTTTAATGTTTTTAATCTACCTTGTGGAAGTGTTCCTCTATACTTTCGGGTCATTATAGGATTACCTAAATTTATATTTTTTCCTAATTTTGACATTTCAATTTCTCTAGGGCCATTTATTTGTGCTTTATTAAACATTGGATTTATAACTTCATTTTCATCTTCTTGTTGTTGAACAGGACTTGGTATATATTCATCATCGGGTGTAGGGATTTTATTCCCATCATATATTTCACCTTGTTCTTCTTGTTGATTAACTCCTGGATTGTTACTATTTAATATTTGTTGTGGTCTTGCTCTATTAAACATTGGATTTATAACTTCATTTTCATTTTCTTGTTTGTTATTAACTCCTGGATTGTTACTATTTAACATTTGTTGTGGTCTTGTTCTATTAAACATTGGATTTATAACCTCATTTTCATTTTCATTTTCATTTTCATTTTCATCTTTTTGTTCTTCTTGTTGATTAACTCCTGGATTGTTACTATTTAATATTTGTTGTGGTCTTGCTCTATTAAACATTGGATTTATAACTTCATTTTCATTTTTTTGTTTGTTATTAACCCCTGGATTTTTACTATTTAACATTTGTTGTGGTCTATTTAATTGTCCTTTGAATTGCTTAAGATTGTTTATGTGTTGTTTGTTCTCTTCTATTTGTCTCTGTTTTAGTAAAATTCTATTTTGTAATAATTTTATTTGGAATTTATTTTTTTTCTTATTTTGTGGTGTATTAGATAAACTTGTTATTCCTGTTTGAAATTGTTTTATTTCATTTGTGTTTTTTATTATAGATTCCTTTAAATTATTGATTTGTGTATCTATTTCTTTTATATTTTCATTTATTTCACTCATATATAATATAGTGAAATTGTTTATATAACTATATTATATGAACTATTTCAAACCAAAAAGTATATCTATTATTATTATTTCTATAGTTATTATCATTTCGTGTGCTTATTTTAAGAGTGTTAAAGAGGGATTAACTAACAACGATAATATTATTCTAATTGGAGATAGTGTCTTAAATAATTCCAATTACGTTTCTTCAGGAACATCTGTGGCCGATATTTTAAAAACAAAAACAGACAAAGTATTTAATTTCGCTAAAGACGGAGCAACTATTAGCGATTGTTACGGACAATTAGATAAAATACCAACTCAACTAAATAAAACAAACACATATGTTTTTATTTCTGCTGGTGGAAATGATATTCTAAATAAACGGGGACAACTAACTAACACGAATATAATAGCATTATTTAAAAGTTATATGTCATTTATTGATGCTTTAAGAGCAAAATTAAGTAGCGTTAAAATAAATATACTAAATTTATATATTCCAGCAAACCCACGTTATCAATCATATAAAGCATCGATAGAACAATGGAACCAGCTAATAAAAGAATATTCAAGCAAAATTGGAGAAATGTATACAGTTATAAATTTAGATACACTTTTAACTGGTCCTCAAGATTTTGTTTATGATATTGAACCATCTGAAGAAGCGTCACAAAAAATAGCGAATATTATTTATTTAACTGTATAAAATTTTATTTAACATTGTAATTTTATTTAACATTGTAATTTTATTTAACACGATAATATATCAACATATGATACCCGTGTGTAAAATTCCATTGCAATGGGGTTCCGTCGGTATTATTCGAACCCTCAAATCCCCACGAAAAATCGGAATTAATATATTTTTTCCATTCTAAAGGCACAAGACGATGATAACTCATACCATCATAAGCCATTTCTTTGTTTTCACACGTTAGTGTCGCACAAAAATGTTGCTGAGTAGTATCTCTTATAACACTACTATCGAGCGTATATTTAGCGCCTTTTATAAAAAAACTGCGTGGTTTGTTAGTTGTTACTCCTGACACCCCTGCTGTTTTATTTGGTCCATCATAAATCTCTAAAATAATAAAATGTGGTAAGTGGTTTGTTTTAATTTCATTTATTATCTTCTCTTTCCATTTTTCATTTGCTTGTTGAATAAAAATAAATTGCAACGATTTGTTATGTAAATAATATATTATATTACCGTAATAATACATTGGATTTCCAGACTCACCTACATTCATTATAAATGGAAGTTTTTTTTTATATGATTCGGGAATAGCAATAAAAATATTTCGAATAATTGCATTAGTATCTAAAATATACGCGTATTTATTACCTGTTAAACAAGATTCTATTGCGTAATTAAGAAGAGCAAATCCATTTCTAAGTTTTTGGGGAATTAATTCTCCATTAGCTTGAATACCTTCAATCATTAATTGGCGAAAGAAATGAAAGAATTTGCGTCCTTTATCACTAACAAAAAGAGTAACAAACATTGTATTAAACCAACAATTAGATTGATTTTGAACTGGTGGAACAATTTTTTCAATATTAATATGCTTATTTGCTGATAAATTATTTAAAAGATATTTCACTGCTTTTGGGTCATAATAAGGGAAGCAATTTTTGCCGAAAAAATTACCAGGGATTCCAATTTGTAATGGCTCTTTTAATTCAAATGCTTTTTCATTATTACAATTATGAACTTTATTTCTTTGAGTTGATTGAAGCATTACTAATTCTTTATTCACGGTAGGAGAATAGGATGCTGGGCCATTATTTTGTTCCAAAAGAGCAACTGAATTAGCTAAAGGGGGTATTTTTTTTGGAGCGTTATCAAAAATAATCTGACTGATTTGATTTATATAATGGGGGGTTCTGTTAGGAATATTTCTAAATTGTTTATGTTTATGTTTACGAGTAGCGTGTTTACGACTAGCATTGTGTTTCCTGTATTTATGCGTTCTATGTTTATTATTTTTTGTCATATATATAATTTAGATATTATAATAACTATAATGATGGTTATTTTTCGTGTAAAAATAAAATATATTATTATGTTATATGGGTGGAAGCATTTTACCAGTAACAATACATAATAATAAAATATGGTTCTTATTTGGAAAAGAGAGAGATATTGATGAAAATCCAGGTTGGAGTGATTTTGGTGGAGGAACTGATAAAGGTGAAACATTTTTTCAAACCGCGTGTAGAGAAGGAGGGGAAGAATTAACTGGATTTTTGGGTGATGGGGTTGATATAAAGAAATTATTAAATAAATATGGAACATATAATATAGATTATAATTCTCAAGGTCATACAACATATAGATGCCATATTTTTCCAATGGAATATGATGAGATGTTACCTTATTATTATAATAATAATCAACGATTTTTACAAAAACGCTTAGATTCAAAAGTTATTCGAGACACTAAAATATTTGAAAAAACGCAAATAAAATGGTTTTCATTAGAAGATATACAAAAAAATCATAATGAATTTCGGTCTTTTTATAAAAATATAGTTCATTTGATTTTAGGTAATAGATCAGCGATTGAAGGATTTGTTGAAAAAGCATTAAGTAAAAAGAAATCAACTAAACTAACAAAGGCGAAACGTAATTTTCGTAAAAAAACACGTACATATAGAAGATAAATATTTGTTAGTATGTTTGATCCATTATTACTTTATAATAATAATATTCAAATTTAGAGAATTTTTGAAATTTTAAATTAACACCTGATAAACTTCTTATTTCATCAATATATTGATTTACAATATCCATACTAAGACCCACTGGTATTTTAAATTCTAATATATCTTTATCCATTATATCATAAATATTATTATGAAAAAATTCAATATTAGAATCTATAGTAATGCGCAAAGAAGGATTATTTTTATAAATAAATGACATTCTCTTATATGAATTAGTAAATATAGGATTTACTTTATTTGATTTTATTTTATCTAAAATACTAATTATCATTTCTTTATTCTCTTCATCCACTTTATCTGGTTCTAATAAATTATAATTTTCATCTATTAAAGCGCGTATTTTTGTTCCGCCTGTATATTTTATTTCAAAATAAATATTTGGCTGGAAATAATATTTACGTATTCTAATACATTTTGATAAAGGCATATTTAGATTATAAACTCTATTTTTTAATATAGCAAAATCCGTATAATCATAATATGTGGTATATAATATATCACAAAATGTGCCATCCATCATAGATGGAACAAATATATTTTCTAAATTTAATAGTTTATATTTATCTTCAGGTTCTAATACACATTTTAATGTTTTCCTTTCTATTTTATCACAAGACTCATTATCATTATCTGAATATATATACCCATTAATAGAATAACATTTATGCATATTTTTATAACATATACCTTGTTTGCATTTTTCTAATAAAAAATGGTAATTTTGTTTTAAATATTTAATGTTAGTTACTACATAGTAAAAAATAAATGTGATGATAATCGCAATTACAAATAACTCTATTTTTGTCATTATATATAAATAAATAAATAAAAGTTTTCAAAATTTTATAAATAAAGTATATAATGGAATTAACTTATTCATTATGGTTTATGATGATTTCTTCTTTTATAATTCAATTCATTTTTATGAGTAGTATTATGACAAATTCGTATCAAAATATTACGTTTAGCATTGGGAAATTTTACATGTCAGTAATAATGGCTTTATTAATGGGAATAATAGAAGTGTTAATGTTTGATATTCATATGAAAACAATTAGTGGAATATTTTATTTATCTTTAATCTTTTTATTAGTTACGTTTGTTTATTTATATAGGAAACAGGTTTATATAGACGATAAAGAATATTTGAAAGAAATGATAGAGCATCATTCGATGGCTCTTTTGACAAGCGAAGAAATATTACAAAATACTCATTCAGAAAGAGTTAAAAAGTTGGCCGAGAATATTATATATGTACAAGAAAAAGAAATAGAATATATGAGGCAGTTAATAAACTATATTTAAAGTTTGATATTTTGATTTTAATTATCTTAATTATTTATGGACGAGTTAAAATTTTACAATAAAAATACTATAAAAGATGTTATTTTTCCGGATACTTATTTTTTACCTATATATGGTGAGGCATGTGAATTTTCTGATAATGCAGAATGGGAATGTTGTCTTTATAAAGATCTAATATATGTTTATTTAAAAAGACCAATATTATATAATGACATATTTTATTACGATTTGATAACTCCTTATGGATATTCAGGTTATTATTTTAATAATAATAATACATATGATAAGTTTATACCATTATTTAGAAAAATTGCAATTAACCGAAATTATGTGACAGAAGTTGTAAGACAAAATCCATATATTAACATTAATTTATTAAATTACGATAAAATAAATTTTAAAACTATATATGGAATTAGAATTAATAATTTTGAAGATTATTGGAACAACGTTTTAAATACAAAGAAAAGAAATATGTATACAAAATCTATAAAAAATAATTTAAATTTTAAATTAATAAAATTATCATATGCTAATTTAAAAGATAAATTTTTAGACTTATATAATTTTACAATGGATAAAGTGAGTGCTAAATCATATTATTATTTTAATGAGAATTATTTTAAAACTCTTGAAAAAATTGAAAATAGTTATCTCGCGGAGATAACTAATTCAAATAATAAAGTTATTGGTTGTTCAATAATATTTATATTTGGAAATTATATTCATTATCATTTATCGTGTAATGATAATTCAATGAATTGTATAACTGATTTTCTATTAATTAATATAGTAAAAGAATTAGGGAAAGATAAATTAATAATATTAGGTGGAGGTTTAAGTGATAATGATGATTTAAGTAAATTTAAAAGGTCATTAAGTAATGAAACTTTTACTTATAATATATACAAAAATATAATAAATAAAAATATATATGATGAGTTATCTATTGGAAAAGAAACAAATAATTTTTTTCCAGCATATAGATAATCTATATATTACTTTCAATAATACATAATATTAAATCTAAATTTTCTTTAGTCATATCTTTTGTGCATGGAATACATAATATTTTATTATAAATTTTAATAGCATTAGGAGTGTCTTCTAAAGGATGATAATATTTTCTACAAAAAATACTATTATCTAATAACTTTAATCTAATATTATCGTTATAATTTTCAAATAAAAGTGGAAAACAAGCAGGTGTAATAATTTTATCATGAAATGATGGAAACAGAACACATTTCAAATGAGAATATTTGTTTGTTAAAAGATTTTGTAAATAATTATATAATTTTTGATGAATAGTTATAATCGAATCAAAATTATTTTCAATATATTGTAATATATATATTGCAGATATTTCTGACATTTTGGAATTATTACCTTCACGGATATAATGTTTTTCTCTTGATAAGTTCATTCCAAAATTAATTAATCCTCTTATAATAACTTCATATTTTTTATCAACAATAATAGCTCCTCCTTCTCCAAACCCAAACGGCTTAGTATGATGAAGGCTAATAGTGCAACCATCCCCATAATTAACACAATTTTTTCCTTTATAAAAAGTAAAGGCGGTAGCTGCATTATCAAATATTAAAAACTTATTATTTTCATTACAATATTTAACATATTTATCGATATCAACAACGCTTCCAAATATATTAGTTACTATTAATCCATCAATAGATTCATCTATTCCAGAAAGGTCAATGCCTCCATCTAAATCAATATCAATAACTTTAACATTTGATAGACTTCCTTGAGCAGATGCAGGAAATGTAAACGATTGAGTACACCATTGAGATTGTTTTTTATGATAATAATCAATTGCACTAGTTAATATATGTAAAGCAACTGATCCATTGGAAACAACTATAACAGATTTGGTATCATCAACTTCAAGTTTTTTAGTTAAAAAAATTTCAAGTAATTTAACATTTTCTCCATAATTGGTAAAAAAGTTATTTAATAAACAAACTTCTAATAATTTATTTACTAAAGTATTGTCGATAGTTTTATTAGGAACCCAAACAATATTGTTTGTTTTCATTTAAATATAAATATATTTTATTTTTTATATTTATTATAAAACTAATCCAATCTAATATTTTTATCCATAAAGTGCATATCTTTTAGATGTCGGGAACCATAAAAAGATGATCTTTCATGCATTACAAAATGATCATTAAAAATCACACAATCCCCTTTTTTCCAGTTTTTACTTATTGTTGATATTCTCCCTTCAGTAATATTTTTATTTAAAAAATTAGAATAGTTTTCTCTTATTGACATTGTATATTCATCATTATATTCTTTATATATTTGAAAATAATTCCAATTACTCATATTATTAATTTGGTTAAATAATTTTTTTGTATGAATAACATTTTCTTTTTCATCTTCTATGTATAAATAATTAATTTTATGATTATCAATTTTTTCTAGTAATTCTGGTTCATATTTACTCATTATTTCTTTTATTTTTTTATTTGTTATTAAAGATGTAATACCACCATATTCTGATGGCTCTAAACAAAATAACATCAACCAATCTGGTGATAAATCTATCGGATAATGTGAATAATCGTTATGGAGAGGTTGTCTTGAATTTGAAGAATAAAAATGTAATGTTTTTGCTAAAGGATCATATTTAATATCTCTTGATAATGTCTTACTAACAGAAATATCATTTACTGGTAGACAGCTTATTGGTGTGCCTATACTACTCCCAAGTATATTATATATTTGAATTATAGTATTTTCTGAAAGATTTTTTGGTAAATTATATATGTGATAAATTAAAAAACTTCCAAAAACTAAAGACACCTTTTTTATAACTAATTCATCAATTTCATTATTTGAATAACTATAGTTTAAATAATTTTGTATTTTTTCAATATTTATATGACAAATATCATTAATAATATCAGTTTGAATTGAAATTTTTTTATTATATTTATTATTATTATTAATAAAATAATCTGTTACATTACATAATCCAGATATAAGTGGATTTAATAATATTTTTTGATAAATAGTATCATTATTTATATTATCATCAAAAACAAATATTTTTTTACCTATAAAAAATAAAAAATGAATTTCTTCATCATCAATCATATTATAATTTATTAACATAATTTGTATATTTTTAAAAATAGGAGTATTATATAAGGTAATAACTTGGTCTATTGAAGAAAATTTTATGCCTATTTTATTACTGTCTATATTAATATTTTTAAATGTGCAATTTTCAATAATATTATCAAAATTACAAAAACTCATTATTTCATTTGAAATGTCAAAATATTCATATTTATCGATAATTTGAACATCGTTAATTTCGTTGTTATGTTTTATATATTGTTTCATTATATTTATATAAATACTTTATATTTATAAATAAATATGAATATCAAATCATTTATTATTAAAAAAAATTATTTTGTAATGTATTTATATTATCATCCCAATTATTTATATCTTTAATAAAATTTTTAATATATCTATCTTTGGAGTGATCAAGTATTTTTTTCCATTGTTCTTTGGCCATATGTAATGTTTTTATTGCAAATTCTAAATCATCTTTACCATAAGCAATTCCATATAAACCAGGATCTTTACTATCTTTCAAATATTCAACTGCTGAAGTTCCAATGGTATTTATCCAATCACTCTTTGATAGACCATCTACTTTTTTAACTATCGATATACATCCACATAAAGCTGCTATTACTGATAAAAATGTTATAGAGTCATATGAAATAAAGTACTTATGATTATTAAATATTTTTATACATTCTAATTGAGTATGTTTTTTAGTAATTTCTTTGGAATTAGGTGGATGAATTTTCATGGGAACTTTTCCATGTGTTTCCACAGCTTTTCTATATGTAAAACACGTTCCACTTCTTAAATTTAAATTATAATTTTTAGCATAAGGATGAATGTAAAATACATGTAAAAATTTATATAAAGACCCTATTCTATCTGGATTACTAGCTATTTTGGCTTCTGAACAAATATAATAAACTAACTCATTTTTACCCCACGAATGAACCCTATTATATGGCACATTTTGTCCTAATTTACTTAACATCCATCTTACAACATTCTTTGCTTCTAAAGGATTTCCAGGGGTTCCTTCACAATAAATAACCACACAATTATCGTCAATAGGAAAATCTTTATCATAGAATTTTGAAAATATTGAATTTGGTGTTTTTTTTCCACTGCAAGGATATATTCTAACGTTTTGACCAGATTCATCTAATAGTTTTGCTAAATAATATTCAACTACTGTACCTCCATCTACAAAGCTAAAATTTGGCATATGAGTATAAATAATAATATTTTTCATTATATTATTATTATTATTTATTATTATTATTTTTATATATTGTATATAATACTAAATATTTTTACTAAATTAACATTTAGATATTAAATATTTATGTTCTATATTATTTCTACAACTTGAAGTAATATTTTTTAAAATAGTTTCATTATTTCTAAAATAGTAGTTTTCAAATAACACATCATTTGTATCATTAGATAAACTTATATATTTACAATTATTGTTTGACAAAATATACATTTCTGGTGATAAATAATTATCATTTATATTTGATAAAGTATTTAAATAAGTTGATTTGCTCCACCAAAAATTTCCAGAAAAATGTTTTTTTGGATATAGATTTAATGAACACCCAACAGCATCATATAAATCTAATAATTGTATATTTATAATATATTTATCCAATGTATAATAATTTAACAATTTTCTTCTTGAAGATAAAATATGTAATAATGGATCATTTTTTGGTTTCACACCTTTAGTGTGAAAATAATACATATAATATTCTAAATCATTTATATATTGTTTATAATTGTTTATAGCAAATTTTTCATACAAATTTTCAGGGGTTGTAACTAAAATAAAATTATTATATTTATTGAATTTAGTTAATAAATTATTCAAACTAGTATCATCTTTATTGTATTTTGTTATAAATAAGATTAGTTTTGTTGTTACTTTTAAAAGCCCTTTATCTAAAATAGATAATTGTTCTTCGATAACTTCTAGATAATTATTTATACAATAAATAAAATAAATACCATATATATTTTGAGTTGTATTTAAAAAATCTTTAATTTTTTGTGCGTATTTGTCTTTAACCAATGTATTAATTTTATCATTAAATCCGCAATGAATATTAAAAGTTTCATTTATTGAATTCAAAAACTGTTTTATATTATCAGAATATTTATCTCTAACAATCGTATTAATTTTATTATTAAATATAGTGTGAATATTATTTGTTTCTGTTATAGGTACTGACATTATAGAGTCTCGTGGTCTAAACTGACCTTCATCATCTGTAGGTAATTTTACTTTTCTATTTATGTAAGTTTCTTCAGATTGAACAACATAATGTGCAATAAAAACTTTTGCATTCTCAAATAAAATTGGATTTATATAATGCTTATTTTGTTTATAAACCGGAAAAATCTTATTTAATTGTGTTCCGTTAAAATGATATGCTTTATTTGGATTTTTAATATCTGATCTATGTGGATTAGGGCTTACAAATTGGTTTGGTCTAATAAATGTTTTAATATGTTCATTTAAATTTTCTTCAGAACGAATATAATTATCTATAATTAAACCATCTGGAGTTTTAACATGAAAATTTGTTCCAAATAATAACCAATTACATGAAAGGGAATGGGCATGTTTATAAAAAGATAATAAGTGTTTAACCGATTTAATTTTGTCATCATTTATTACTAAAAATTCGTCTGCATCTAAATATAGAAACCATTCTGCTGCTAGTTCATTTGATAATTTAGCCGCTTTTGTTATTAATTTATATTTAATTTTAACATCCATTTCACATCTTTCTACAACAACTCTTTGTGCAGTTTTATTAAACTTTGAAAATTGTCCTGTTAAAGGTATTTTTGACTTATGATCAAAAATATAAATCAAATCAAACCCTAATAATAAATGATGAGCCACCCACTCTTTCAAATTTTTCTCATCTCTAGCATTAGTAAACAAAATTACTTTACCTATTCCATAATTATTAATATTACTATTTAAAATCTCTGTCATATTTATTTAAAATATTTTTTTTATTTAAAAATTTTCTAAATAATATTACAATATATGTTAAAAGTAATAAATTACATTTTTATTATTTTATAGACTAATTTATATGAAAGGAGCAGCAGCAACCACCAACTCAAATTAATAATAGAATTAGGCGTTTTGATCCATCTACCCCATCATATTCACCATCTAGGTAATCAAGATCTTCCAGTTTACAAAATGCTAGATTACAAGCTTTAGGATTTGAAGAAGGCGAATTGGAGATGTTTTTTGAAATGACTAATGTTACTAAATACCAATTAGTTCATAGATATTTAGAAATCGCCCAAGATCAACCCTATAATTTAAATTGGGAAACCGAAACCATAGCTATTAATGCTAATTATATGCTTGGGGTTTTCAAACGTAATGGAGTAGAATATACAAAACACGATATAGTTGAAGACACACTATCGACATTCTATGACGAAGCCGAAGGACGTTGCACAAGGAGTTCACAAAAAAAACGGGGAACAACACAACGTCGTGCTAATAAAAAAAGTCATCGCGTTATAAAAGAAAACGTACTCGCCGCCATAAACGTAAGAATTAAATCCTTGGTTATAATAGATTATTATTATTTGTAACTAACTCATAGTATTTCCGTGCTTCATCATTTTCTAAAACTACATTTGGTTGTTCAGGCCATTTACTATATGCTTTTGCTTTAGATGTGGGTCTTTCTAATTCTAATAATTCTTTTAATGTCATCATTCTCCCTATGTAAAGGATGAACCGAGATAGTTATTTTTCTTGTTAGTTGTTTCCAACGCCACTCGAATTGTAGTGCGGCCTGCCAATCAGGAAACCCTTCTATATGCGCTACTCTAATCCACGTCTCTCCTTTTGCTACCTTCATTCATGTAGCGTGTGCTATTTTTCTTTATTATATTGTCTTAGACGACGGTCTAAATCAACAGTAGCTCCTACATAGGTTGCATTTCTATTAGGACTGGATAATAATAAATAAACAAAAAAGACATTATTTATTATTATACTATTTTATTTATAAACTTTTACTAATTAATCCAAAAAGAATTAAAAAGTTGGCCGAGAATATTATTTCGACACAAGAAAAAGAGATTGAATATATGCGGAAACTAGTAAATTAAGAAATGAAACTAATTTGGTTATTTACACATTTGAAGATTTAAAATGACACGCTTAATTTAACATTTTACACCTGTTTATATGAATTATTAATTATGAATAAATATTATTATATATATATATATATGGGAGAATTAAACCCAAATGGACTTAATTTTGTAAGTGGATTGAATAGACCAAATGGACTTGCTTTTGACAATTCAGGAAATTTATATTGTGCCAATTTTGGTAATAATACTATAGTAAAAATAACATCTGATGGCAGCAGTGTGTCTAATTTTGTAAGTGGTTTGAATAATCCAAGTGGGCTTGCTTTTGATAATTCAGGAAATTTATATTGTGCCGATTCCAATAGTAATACTATAAAAAAAATAACAACTGGAGGCATTGTGTCTAATTTTGTAAGTGGATTGAATGGTCCAGAATGGCTTGCTTTTGACAATTCAGGAAATTTATATTGTTCCAACAATGTTGGTAATAATATAGTAAAAATAACATCTGTTGGCATTGTGTCTAATTTTGTAAGTGGATTGAGTGGTCCAAGAGGACTTGCTTTTGATAATTCAGGAAATTTATATTGTGCCAATGGTAATAATACTATAGTAAAAATAACATCTGATGGCGTTGTATCTAATTTTGTAAGTGGATTGATTAGTCCAAGAGGACTTGCTTTTGATAATTCAGGAAATTTATATTGTACTTCTACTAGCGGTTCTGTTTCTTTTATAAAAAAAATAACATCTGATGGCAGCAGTGTGTCTAATTTTGTAACTAGTAGTTTGAGTAGTCCAAGAGGACTTGCTTTTGATAATTCAGGAAATTTATATTGTGCCAATTATGGTAATGATACTATAGTAAAAAAAATAACATCTGATGGCAGCAGTGTGTCTGATTTTGTAACTAGTAAATTGAATAGACCAAATGGCGTTGCTTTTGATAATTCAGGAAATTTATATTGTGTCAATTCCAATAATGCTATAGTGAAAATAACATCTGCTGGTGTTGTATCTAATTTTGTAAGTAGTTTGAATAGTCCAAGTGTGCTTGCTTTTGATAATTCAGGAAATTTATATTATACCAATGGTAATAATACTATAAAAAAAATAACAACTGGAGGCATTGTGTCTAATTTTGTAAGTGGATTGAGGGGTCCAAATGGCCTTGCTTTTGATAATTCAGGAAATTTATATTGTGCCGAATCCAATAGTAATACTATAAAAAAAATAACATCTGATGGCAGCAGTGTGTCTGATTTTGTAAGTGGATTGAGGGGTCCAACAGGCCTTGCTTTTGATAATTCAGGAAATTTATATTGTGCCAATTTTAGTAATAATACTATAGTAAAAATAACATCTAGTGGCGCTGTGTCTAATTTTGTAAGTGGATTGAGTGGTCCAAGAGGACTTGCTTTTGATAATTCAGGAAATTTATATTGTGCCAATGGTAATAATACTATAGTAAAAATAACATCTGATGGCAGCAGTGTGTCTAATTTTGTAACTAGTGGATTGAGTGGTCCAACAGGACTTGCTTTTGATAAGTCAGGAAATTTATATTGTGCCAATTTTGTTAATAATACTATAATTAAATTTCAAGTAAAAGCAAGTCCAACAATAAATAACTTTTCTATTCCAACAAAAACATTTGGAGAAACTCCTTTCATAATTACTCAACTCCCTTCTTCAAATAGTTCAGGTTTATTTAGTTACACTTCTTCTGACCCATCAGTAGCAACTATTTCTGGAAATACCATTACGATTGTTGGTGCTGGAATTTCAACTATCACAGCAACTCAAGCAGCAACTATTAATTATACTTCAGGAACAATAACAACACTATTTCGAGTAAATCAATCAAGTCCAACAAATTCAGTAATTATTAATAATAATGATGAGTTATTTTATTTTATAAATACACCATCGATTTATGCTAATATTAAAAATTCTCTAGAAATTAATAATAATTTAATTGCATCAAGTTATAAAATATTAACTGGTAATAATATAACAATTATAAAATCCAATAACTAATTATTACTTGTAAATTTTTAATTTTCTTCGTCTTGTTATTGGTTTCCTTTTAATTCATATTTTACTTCGTTAA